TCTGAGAGACAAGCCGACGCGGGGTGGAGCAGCTCGGTAGCTCGCTGGGCTCATAACCCAGAGGTCCATGGTTCAAATCCATGCCCCGCTACCAATTGACCGTCGTTCCCATTATCGGAACGACGGTTTTTTAATATCTGCTCGGCCTTCATCGGTGTTAAATCGGTTCTCACCAACGTCTCAAGGCCGACCCCGAAGAAATCGGCGGCGTGGCACATATCCTCAAAAAACCACGTTTGCTTATTCTGAAGCATCTTCGACAGCGACTGAGGGACTTTGCCCAAATATTCGGCCAGATCCTTCTTCTTGCTATGCGAAGCGTCCAGCAGCAGTTTGATATTTGCCACCGCAATCTGCTGCTTATCCAGTCGCGGTTTCGGCATCATAGTTGTTGACATACCGCAATTATAAACCATTAGTTTAGTTTGTGCGACACGCCTAAATTATCTATCCTCGGTTCCTGTGTGCTTAAATAATTCACTGTGAGTTTAGTAATTCAAGAACAGCGTACGATCGCCAAGCAGGTTCGCGGCAAGTTGCGTGCAAATCACGTCACGCAACGAGAGCTAGCGGACTCTGTGGGAATGAGCGAACAAGCGTTGTCGAACAAGCTTCGCGGCCTGAAGAACTTCACACTGCGCGATGTGTCGCGTATAGCCGACTTCTTCGACGTTTCCGTCGATTCATTGCTTGGCCGCGAGCCATTGGGGGTGAAGTGATGCTGATTCATGATGCTGCCGGCTCCATTGTCGTGGTCTCGGCTGAATCCGTGAAGATGGCTGGCGAGGGCTGCATCGTCCTTAATGCGCGCGCCGTGTACATCCATAATCAGGCGTTGACGCCAGAGCAGGCCGCGATTGTCAAGCGTGGTGTCATGGCCACGCTCGACGATCCAGCGGCGTTAGAAGATCTGCATGGGAAGCACGACGTCGCCAGCGTCGATCTGCCACCACGGGACTGCCTTGGGGTTGATGGTGATGGCATGGATGCTCATGTCGGGAAACCTGACGGTCTGGATGAAGCTGTCACCGGACTTCATACGTTCGGAGAGTTCACTGACCGTGGAGGCCGTCGCGCCGGTGATGGTAAGCGGCGTGGTCGTTCCCAAGTAAAGGGCGAAATCGAACGTGTTTTCGTCACTCATTGTTCTTCCTTCCTTCGTTGTTTGAAAGGTTTGGTTTGTGCGATTACAAGCCTATCGCTGCGGAGGAAGGAGCCTAACCGTCCATCCATGAATCAAGGAGCAGTGAAATGAGCGTCACAGTCAAACGTGTGGACAGGAAAAGCAGTCAACGTTTTTACGAGCTGATCGTTGAGACGGCAGAAGTCACCGTGCGCGTCCCGTTCAACGGCTACGAGCTTGACGATCTTGAGAAACAGATCAACCGCTGCTTCAACGAGGAGGATTGACGCCGTGCAACTCGATATCGAAGAGGCGTGACGTGATCCGCAAAATCTGCCAGTTCGTCGTGCTGCTTGTTGTTTCGCCGCTCGTGCTGTTCTCGCTGGGCTTGTGTCTGGCGTGGGACGCGGCGGCCGAGTTTCTGGGATGGAACGACCATGTATGAGTTCACCGTAAGGCCCACGCCTCAGGGCTATGTGGCCGTGACGATCACGCCGACCATGGACGGCCGTAAGAGGCCGGGCCGTGTGTACGCGTTCAGTTGTAACGAGGCGCGGACATTGTTCCGTGAGCTTTATCTGGCGTTGTGCGCGGCGCCGCCTGAGTAGGGCGCGCCGTTCTGGATAACTGAATGTGCCGTGACCGGGGATGTGCAGGGACCCGGTAGCACGTCGACGGGTCTAACCCACTGCGGACGACTGGCGCATCGTTACTAGCGAAACGAAACCTGTCACCCTTGCGAGGTGCTTGAGCGCTTCCCTACCACCAGGGCTTGCCGGTTAAGGCGTAATAGGGCGGCGTGACCACACATTTTTGTGGAGGCTTTGGCGGGACCATTCACGGCGGCCATTGGGCCGCTCTCGACAATGCGACGGCCCGGCTCCAGACCGAAAGTCGCGTGGAGACCTTGCAGACGATTGATTGCAGACGAACAAATGTTCGTCTGTTTTCGTCGCCTGCGTCTAGGTCTCCCCGCTCTAACCCTCACCACCCAAAAGTCTCTATCAATCAACGTTCCGAATCGAGGTTCACATTATGGGATATGCAGTCGATTACAAACCAACGAGGAAACGCACCGTTCGCAAGCAGTCACCGGCGAACAAGACGAAGCTTCGCAATCTCCGCGCGATGGTGAAGTACGCTCTGCCGAACATCGAGCAGCGGTGTGCGTGCTCTGACACCATCACCCGGCCCGAGCTTATGGCGCTGATCGGGTTGAGCACGAAGAACCCGGCGCACGACTTGGACATGCAGACGATTCTTTCCGACAAGAGTGGCGCCGGCATCCATGCGCGCGGCCGTGTGCTGGGCTTGAAGACCTACGATTGCCGGGATGTGGTCGCGTCACTGAAACGGTGGTGCCACTGATGGGCCGTCGTTTCCTGTATGCGCGTGAGCTGGCCGAGTTCCTGGGCAAGTCCGGTCAGACGCTCTACATGTGGCGCAAGCAGGGCCATGGGCCGAAGTGGTACATGTTGGAGGGCCGCGTGGTGTATCTCGTGGACGATGTGAACAAGTGGATGGGGAAGAGGCAATAAAGCGCAAGAGGGTGCCGCCGAACATGGCCGCGCAAGTGCTGCTCACGTTCGGCTCCGATTGTTGGCTGGACATGCCGGGATGCACGCACAGGGGCACGGAGACCATGGACCACGTGAAGCCTTACAGTCTCTACGGCCCGACCGTTCCGAGCAATCTTCGGCCGGCGTGCAAGCACTGCAATTCGTTGCGCGCGGATCGTGTGGTGTCCGGCTTCGGCGCGCAGGTCACGGCCGTGATAGGCCCGCCATGCGTGGGCAAGACCGCGTATGTGCGCGACCACATGGCGCCGGGCGATATCGTGGTGGACCCGTCGAGGCTGGCGGTCGCGTGCGTGGACGGCGGCAGCGCTGGCCGATACGTTGTGGGGCAGCGCGTACCGGCGTGTGTCCCGCATGGTCACGGCCAGGCATGTGTGGCTGGTGCGTGCGCTGCCGACGTCCCGCAACAGTCCGAACATGCTGGCCGAGTGGATCGCGTTGAACTATGACGTGGTGGTCCTGGACGCCGACGACCAGCTGTTGCGCGGGCGCATGGCCGAGTGCCGGCGTGGCCGTGAAGACGTGGAGCTGCTGAAGCGATGGCGCCGGCTCGGCATCACGCAAGCGAAGGTGGACAGGATGCTGGAGACGCGGCGCACGCAGCTTTCGCGGCTTCGCCTGATCGACGGCCCGTCTTCGCCGCCGGCCGTGTCGGCGCGGCCGCGATGGTAGCCGGTTTTTTAAACGGCCATGGTCAAGGGACACCCCGCGCCCACCGATTTCGTATCCCCAACCCAAATAAAAAAAGCCGCGCCGGCAAGGGCGCGGCGCTCCACCAATCGGCGGAATGAAGCCAGTTCCAGACAGTAACACCGATAGGCTAGGAGCGCAAATCATGGACGACAACGACAAGCAGATGACACTTCCGGGCATGGAGGACAGCGACGAGCTGACCAACCCGCTGACCAGCTCGACCAAGGAGCTCGTCACCGAGCTGTTGCAGGACGCCGCGCAGCTGACGCCGCAACGGCGCGCCCTGTGTACGCTGCTGCTCACGTGCGCCCGCACCATCGACCGCCTGTGTCGCAAGGGCCGCGACATCTCCCGCATGGTCACGAGCTACAACGAGACCATCGACCGGTTGCAGCCGTCCGAAACGTCCGCGAAGGCCGGCGACCTCGCGCAGCTGCTCAAGGACATGGCGCAGTGAGGCCGGCACCGGCGCGCCACGCGACCCCGCGCGACCCTTCGCGTGAGACGGACGGCGGCAAGGTGGCGCGCATCTCCGCCGCGTTGGGTCAGCCGCTGATCCCATGGCAACGCCAGGTAGCGGACGTGGCCGGTGAGCTGGACCCGGAAACGGGCACGTACTACTACGACCGCGTTATTGTGTCCGTTCAACGCCAGGCGGGCAAGACGACGATAAGCAAGGCCGAGCAGGTGCGTAACGCGCTGCTTGGACCCGACCGTGAGGTGTGGTATCTCGCGCAGACCGGTAAGGATAGCAACGAACAGTTTCGCAAGCTGATTAAAAGCGTGGTGCGCTCCCCTCTGGCGGCGCTGATCGACGGGAACCCGCGCATGAGCAACGGCAGCATGGCGCTGCCGCTCGTCAACGGCAGCACGTTGCGGCCGGGCAGCATGACCGAAAGCAGCGGCCACGGTTTCCAGGGCGATTTCATCAACCTCGATGAGGTGTGGGCGTTGTCGGCGCTCCAGGCCAAGCAGATTCTGGATGGCTTTATCCCGACGACGACCACGCGCATGAGGGCCACGGGCGTCCGTCCGCAATTGTGGATCACAAGCACGGAGGGCACGGCCGAAAGCGAGTATTACAACGCGCTTCTGGACCGGTGCCGTGCCGGCGACATCCCGAAACGTTGGGCGTTCTTCGATTGGGGGCTTGACCCCGCGAAGGACAGCGAGGACCTGGACGCCGTAGCCAGCGCGCACCCGGGTTGCGGCTACCTGTTCGACCGTCGGCAGCTCAAGGACTTTCGCGACCAGTTCGCGGACGACCCGGCCGGCTGGCGGCGCGCGTTCTGCAATCTCCGTGACACGTCCAGCACCGAACGCGTCTACCCCGCCGCCTTGTGGACGGAGACCGAGACCGCGCCGCTCGACCTGTCGGCGCTCGACCTGGACACGCTCGCGTTCGGCGTCGCGGTCGGCATGGAATCGGAATCGACCGCGATAGCCGCCGCGTGCCGGCGCGATGGCGTCACCGTCGTGCAGATCGTGGACGTGCTGCCGGGCACCGCCGGCGCGGCCGAACGGCTGGCCGACCTGCAATCACGGTATGGCGGCGCGCCGATAGCCATAGACCGGCGCGGCCCGTCCGCGCCGTTGGCCGACCGGTTGCATGAGGTCGCGGCGGACGGCACGCCGGAATACCGGTTGTCGGATATCGGCAACACGGAGATAGTCGCGGCCGGCGTGCTCATGCTTGACCGGCTCATGCAACGCCAGGTGTTGCACGTGCCTGATCCGGCGCTGGACGACGCTGCCGCCGTCGCGGTGCGCCGGTGGGTCGCCGACAGTTGGGTGCTGTCGCGCCGCAACAGCGAACAGGCGATTAACGCGCTTGAGGCCGCGCAACTCGCGGTCACCGCTTCGCTTCACGCGCAGCCGGCCGCGCCGTTGCAGATTTTCGGTTAGACGTTCTATGACGTTTTTAGACGTTCTGCGATGTTCTTATACGCCGGTTTCGGCGTGGCGCGCCGGCGGGCGGTTGAATCGGCCGCATGAGCTTCATTTCCCGCATCTCCAACACCGCCGCCCTGTTGCTTCGCGCGGCGCAGACGACGGACGACGTGGAGGAAGCGGACGCGCCGACATTGCCGCCGCGATTGTCCACGTCGCATGACCCGCTGGCGTTGTCCACCGTATTTCGCGGCGTGCAGATCATCGAGACGGCGGTCAGCAAGCTGCCGCTGATCCAGTACGCGCCGGACGGCTCGCGCATGCGGCCGAGCACGCTCATCACCCGGCCCGACCTGAACCGTAGCCGCCGCGACCTGTTCGGCGACCTCGTTTCCGCTCTCGCGTTGAACGGTAACGCGTTCCTGCTCAAGGTCGAGGCGGGCGG